CACGCTACTGCATAAAAAATTCGCAGGCGGTCATCTGACGGTGGCCGGTGCGAACAGCCCGAGCGGATTGGCATCACGTCCAATTCGCGTGGTGCTATTCGATGAGGTGGACAGATACCCGGCTAGCGCGGGCACCGAGGGCGATCCGATTTCGCTGGGCCGAAAGCGCACGGCGACATTTTGGAATCGTAAAGTGCTGGCAGGATCGACGCCAACCATTAAGGGATCAAGCCGCATCGAGGCTGGGTTCGAGTCGGGCGACCAGCGGTTTTACTTTGTGCCATGCCCGCATTGCGGAGAGTCGCAGCGGCTCGTATGGGCACAGGTGCGATGGCCGGAGGGCCAGCCGGAGGCAGCGCAGTATGCGTGCGTCGCGTGCGGCGTGCTGCTGACCGAAGCAGACAAGACGCAGATGCTGCGCGAGGGCGAATGGCGCGGGACGAAAGAGTTTCGCGGGATTGCATCGTTTCATATTTCGGAGTTGTATTCGCCCTGGTCTACATGGTCGGAAATGGCCGTTGCATTTGTCGCAGCGAAGCGGTTTCCCGAAACGCTGCAAACGTGGATCAACACGGCGCTCGGTGAGACCTTCGAGGAAAAGGGCGAGCAAGTCGAGGCGATAGGGTTAGCGTCAAGGCGCGAGCAGTATGGATCGCAGACGATCCCTGCTGGCGCGTTGATGCTGACCGTCGGCACGGACGTGCAAGACGACCGGCTCGAGTGCAGCGTGTGGGCGTGGGGGCGTGATGAGGAAGCGTGGCTAGTAGAGCACGCGATCCTGCGCGGTGATCCAGGCTCTGATGATCTGTGGAGAGATCACGACGCATTTTTAGCACGCGCGCGCTTGAGAGAGGACGGCGCGCCGATGCTGATTGAAGCGTGCGCGATTGACTCGGGCGGACATTTTACACAACAGGTCTACGGATACGCAGCCAAGCGAAAGTCTCGGCGCGTGTGGGCGATCAAGGGAGCGGGCGGCTTTGGCCGGTTGATCTGGCCGAAGCACGCAGGCAAGGCGGGCAAAACCTCGGCGCAGGTTTTTATAGTCGGTGTTGACACGGCGAAGGACGTTCTATTCGGAAGGCTAAAGCGTGTCACCGAGCCGGGTGCGGGATACATTCATTTTCCCGCATCGGTCGACGAAGTTTATTTTGACCAGTTGACCGCCGAGACGTTGATTTACAGGATGGTACAAGGCCGTCGCGTGCGATCGTACAAGCCGCGCGCTTCGGGCGCACGCACAGAGGCACTCGATTGCATGGTGTACGCTTACGCGGCGTACATCGGTCGCGGTGGCCCGATGATTTTGCCGAATCGAAAAGTAGAGGCGGCAGCGCCGCGAGTGATCGAGAATCGCCCGCAAGTGCAGCCGCAGATACAGCAGAGACCGACGCGACCGAATTTAAGACCCCGCCCAGGTGGGTGGGTAAACGGATGGAGATAGAAATATGGCCGACAAAAAAATCAGCCAGTTAACAGCACTCAGCGCCGCCAACGTCGCGTCTGCAACAGACGTGCTTGCGATTGTTGACACAAGCGCGACTGAAACCAAGAAGATCACAGCAAAAGACTTGATCGACGGCGCGCTCAACGGCGGCACCGCCAACGGCGTGTTGTACCTGAACGGCAGCAAGGTGGCGACGAGTGGGAGTGCGCTGACGTTTGATGGGAGCAATCTTGGTGTTGCGGCGGCTACTCATATTACCGGGGGTTCAGGAGCTGGTTCATCTAACGGTATTCATCTGTGGTTTGATACGGCAACTAACACGGGCAAGATTTCAAGTTTTCACGCAGGTGTAGATAACCGAGCTTTATTTATTGACGGCCTAAATTTGCAATTTGCAGCTTCTGGCTCCGAACAAATGCGCCTCACCAGCACCGGGTTAGGCATCGGCACGAGCAGTCCGGGTAACAAACTAACAATCAACTCATCTGGTGCGGCTGGCATTGTTGTCCGCAGTGCTGACTCAAACTTTAGTGCTATTAATATTGGCGTTGATCCATCTAACTACACGTATATTGATAGTGCTAAAAACGGCACCGGGACGGCGCGGCCATTGGCTTTTTTCATTGACGGCTCGGAGCGTATGCGCCTTGACACCTCCGGCAACCTCGGTCTGGGCGTGACGCCGAGTGCGTGGGGGAATTACAAGGCGTTTCAAATTTCCGCTAGTGGTCACAGTCTTGCTGCTACAGGCGCAGGTTCTGGAGATTTAACCCTTGCTTTTAATGCGTTTTACGACTCCACAGATAGCCGTTGGGAATACGTATACACAGGCGACAAAGCCGGGCGCTACTCGCAAACAGGCGCTGGCAACCATGTTTGGTATACCACAAACACATCCGGCACCGCAGGCAACGAGATTACTGATTTTGCTACAGCAAAGATGACGCTGACGGCTTTGGGCCAACTGGAATTGACTGCTGCGGCTCCAAGACTTGCAATTGCACCGTCCACCGGAACAAATAGTGCCTTTACTCATTTTGTAAATTCTGCAAGTGCAAACTTTTCTTATGTCGGCATTGACAGTAGCGTTGGCGGATTAGGTACTGGCGGATACTCAATGGCGCTTTGGCACGGCGCTAACTACCCGCTTGTTTTCGGCACCAACAACACCGAACGCGGCCGGTTCACGGCGGGGGGTAACTTCCTTGTTGGAACGCAGACTGACACCATATATGCCACCGCTTTCAGGAACAGAATTGTAACTGATAGTGCTGCTGCTCAAAGCCTTGTTGCAACAGATAGCGTTCAGTGGATTCATTCAACAAACACGTCAGGCGATAATCTTTTCACTACTTTTGTAACAGAAGCCGTAGGGACTAACACAATACGAGGCTCTATTGACTTTAACCGCGCAGGCGGACTGACTCGTTACAACACTACCTCCGACTACCGCGCCAAGGACGTGTACGGACTGCTCGACGACTCCGGCGAAGTAATTGACGCTCTGAAGGTTTATCGCGGCAAGATGCACGGCGCAACGATGGAACGTCCGATGCTGATTGCTCACGAGGCACAGAAACACGCGCCTTATTCGGTGACGGGCGAAAAGGATGCAGTAAACGATGACGGCAATCCGGTGTATCAGCAGATGGATACGTCCTCGCTGGTTCCGCTGCTCATTGCGGAAATCCAATCCCTCCGCAGCCGTGTCGCCGCGCTGGAGTCTGCATGAACACCGGCCTCCTAATCCTCTTTTGCCTGCTGCAAGCCGCTGACGTGTACACGACGCTGACGGTACTCAAGCAAGGCGGACGGGAACTGAACCCCGTGCTGGCGAAACTCTTTGCCAAGTTCGACCCGCTCACCGTGATGGTCGGCGTCAAGTTGGTCGGCGTGTGGGCGTTGTGGTGCGTCGATATGTGGATGCTCACATTTGCGGCGTGTGTCGTGTATGCGTTTATCGTTAATCGCAATTACTGGGAAATCAAAAAATGATTGAGTACAACTGGAACATTTCCCGTCTTGACTGCCTGCCGCAGTCCGAGCAGGGCGCGGATTACGTCATCGTGGCGCATTGGCAGTGCAATGGCTCCGAAGATAACTACAGCGGGTCGGTCTACAGCACGGCATCATTCCAGCCGTCGGGCGAATCGTTCACCCCATATTCCGAGTTGACTAAAGACCAGGTGCTCGGATGGATCTGGGCGGGCGATGTAGACAAGGACGCTACAGAGGCGGCGGTGGCGCAGCAGATTGCGAACCAGAAGAATCCGCCGATTGTTTATCCGCCGTTGCCGTGGGTGCAGTAATGCAAGATATCGAGCTGAAGGTCGAACTTTCCGAGGCCGTTGCCATCGTGAATATGCTCGGCCAGTTGCCGACATCCTCCAACGCGCACGGGTTGTGGTTAAAATTGCGCGAACAGGTCGAGCCGCATCTGCCGAAAGATGACGCGCCGAAGCAGTAAGTCGAGCGGGGTGGTCTATGGCTAATCTTTTTGATTCCGCAAACTACCCCACGCGCGAGCCTGCCTCCTTGCAGATCGGCGATCTGTGGGCATGGAAGCGCACTGACCTTGTGACGGATTACCCGTCTTCGGCGTATAGCCTGTCTTACGTGCTGCGCCGCGAGATCACGGGCGAGCGTATTGCGATCAGCACGACCGGCTCGACGACGGCGTACACGGTCGAGGTAGCATCGACCACGACGGACGATTACGAGCCGGGACGATATCACTGGGTGGCATACATCACTCGCACGTCGGACTCTGCTCGCGTCGAGGTGGATCGCGGCGTTTTCGATGTTGCGCCCAATCGCAGCACCGACTCTGTAGACCCGCGCTCGTTCGCACAGGTCGCGCTCGATAACATCGAGACCTATCTAAAAGACCCGACCAACATTGCCGCCGCATCTTATTCGATTGCGGGCCGGTCGCTCTCACGCTGGAATCGCGCTGATCTTTACGTCGAGCGCGAGCGGCTGAAAGGCGAGGTGGTACGCGAGCAGCGAGCCGAGCAGATTCGCAAAGGGCTTAGCACCAATGCAACGATTCGCGTGAGGTTTTCGGCATGAGCATATTGGATATTTTCAAGCGCACGCCGAAGCCTTCACGCAAGCGAGGATTCGAGGCGGCCAACACGGGCCGATTGTTTAGCGACTGGATGACGCAGACCAAGACCGCAGACAGCGATCTGCGCTACGCGCTGCGAGCGATGCGCGCGCGGTCACGCGACCTTTGCCAGAATAACGATTATGCGCGGCGCTATCTGAACCTGGTATCGACTAACGTAGTCGGGCCGAAGGGAATCACGCTGCAAGTACGTGCGCGGGAGTTAACCGGCGCGCTCGATCAAATTGCCAACCAACAGTTAGAAACCGCGTTTTATGCGTGGGGGCAACCCGGCGTATGCACGGTCGATGGTCGGCTGTCGTGGATTGACGCGCAGCGGGTATTCATCGAATCAGTCGCGCGCGATGGCGAATGCTTTGTGCTCTTTGTTGAGGACAATGCAAACCCGTTTCGATTCCGCTTGCAGTTCATTGACCCCGACTTGGTAGATCAAGATAAGAATGAGATTCTCGCCAATGGCGGGCAAATTCGTATGGGCATTGAGGTGGACGCTGCGGGTAGGCCGATTGCTTACCATGTGCGCGTCCGCCCGCCCGATGACTACCAGATAGGCAGCACCAATCCGCGCACCGAGCGCATTCCGGCTGATCGCATGATTCACGCATTCCGACCGGATCGCATCGGGCAGAATCGCGGGTCTCCGTGGACTGCAACGGCGATGACACGCCTAAAGATGTTGGGCGGATACGAGGAGGCGGAACTTGTCGCCGCGCGTATCTCGGCCAGCAAGATGGGCTTTTTCGTTAGCGAAAGTGGCGATGAGTACCAAGGCGATGGCAACAATCCCGACGGCTCGCTGTCGATGGACGTGCAGCCTGGACAATTCGCGCAATTGCCAGCCGGTGTCGATTTCAAGTCTTATGACCCGCAGCACCCGAGCACTGCTTTTCGTGACTTCGAGAAGGCGATGCTTCGCGGTATCGCATCGGGCCTCGGCGTATCGTATACCTCGCTCGCCAATGACCTTGAGGCGGTGTCTTACTCAAGCATTCGTCAAGGACTGCTCGAGGAGCGCGATCACTGGAGGATGGTGCAGAACTGGGTGATTGAACACTTCTGCCAGCCGGTGTATCTGCGCTGGCTGCGGCAGACGCTCGATGCTGGGATCATCAATCTTCCAGCGTCAAAGTTCTTGAAGTTTAGCGCGACAATATGGGTACCTCGAGGATGGCAATGGGTTGATCCTCGCAACGAAGCAGAGGCACAGATTCTTGCCATTAACAATGGCTTGATGACAAAGACACAAGCCCTTGCAGAGCGTGGCCTAGACCTTGAGGACGTTTTGCTTGAGCAGCAAGCCGAAACTGAATTGAGCGATAAGATCGCCCCAGACAGTGCTGGCGCTGTAGCGAGCGATGCCGAGCAGGCATTTACTGGCGTGCAGATCACTGCAATGATCGACATATTGCAAAAAGTTCGAGAAGGAATATTGCCGAAGGAAAGCGCGGTTCAGATTCTCATTCAGTCTTTCCCGATCAGCGCAGAGGATGCTCGAAAGATGGTCGATCCCATCGAGCCTGCGGAGTTCTTTTTAGAACCCGCGCCTGCAAGTGGGGTGACAAATGGCGGCTAACTACGACATCGTTTGCGATCAAGGCGCAACATTTACGCGCATTCTGACGTGGCAGGATTCATCGGCCAATCCGGTGAACTTGACGAGTTATACCGCGCGAATGCAAGTGCGTGCGACGGCGGACTCATCCAGCGTGCTGCTGTCTCTGACTACAGAGAACAGCCGCATTACGCTCGGAGGTGCTGCAGGCACGATCACGCTTTTGGTCTCTGCGACAGATACGGCTGCGGTGACTGCGGGCGAATACGTCTATGATCTTGAGGTGATCTCGAGCGGCGGCACGGTGACGCGCCTTATTCAAGGTTGTTTCACGGTTGACGCGGAGGTTACTCGGTGAGCACGAGACTGATCGTTAACGAAACAAATCAGAATTTGATCGTTAACGACTCATCCACCAATATGGTTGTGGATGAGCAATTAAACTCGGTCATCATCGAGGAAAGCGAGACCGAGGTGATCGTTCGCACCGGCTGGCCGGAAGCGGCAAAGAAGGGCGCGAACAGCGACATCACCTCAATGAACGGGCTAACCGGCGGTATCGCTACGCCCGATTACATTGATTTTGACACGACAACAACGGCAGCAAATGCGGTTGGCAGGCTCGTGTGGGATGCGACTAATGCAAGTTTAGAACTCGGACTGCCTGGCGGAAATGCAATATCTGTAATTGGGCAAACAGTCCACGCATACGTTAGAAGCGCCGAATCTGTCACGATCAACAAGGGCCAGCCGGTATATCTTTATCAAGCGACCGGGAATCGTGCGAGCGTTAAGTTAGCGAGCAACGGCCAAGACCCGACATCTGCAACGACATTCGGCCTTGCTGCTGAAAGCATCGGCCCGAATCAAGCCGGGTTCATTGTTTGCCAGGGCGTTCTTGATGGGCTGAACACCTCGGCATACAACGAAGGCGACATTCTGTACCTCGGCGCAAGTGCTGGAACCTTGACGGCGACAAAGCCGAAAGCGCCGAATCACATGGTTTATATTGGCGTGGTTGAGCGTGCTAACGCTGGCAACGGCCAAATTTACGTCAAGGTGCAAAACGGGTACGAACTGGACGAAATCCACGACGTACAGATCAACTCACCCGCCAATGGGCAGTTAATCATTTATGACGCATCGACCTCGCTCTGGAAAAATGCCAATCTTACTGCTGGCGCTGGCATCACGATTACGAACGGCGCGGGCACTGTTACGATTGCTGCGCCGCAAGTTGGCACCGTAACGAGTGTTGCAACCGGCACAGGGCTGACGGGCGGGCCGATTACGGCCACAGGAACGATCAGCCTTGCCGATACTGCGGTGAGCGCCGGGGCGTATGGCTCTGCCAGTTCCGTTGCGACCTTTACCGTAGACGCTCAAGGCCGACTGACTGCGGCGGCAAACAGCGCGATCTCGATTGCGAACACGGCGGTTTCTGGGCTTGGCACGATGTCAACCCAGAATGCCAACAACGTTTCGATCAGTGGCGGCACGATCACGGGCGGCACCATTTCGGGCATTACCGACCTTGCCGTGACCGACGGCGGAACGGGCGCATCGAGCGCATCGGGGGCGCGGACTAACCTTCTGCCGACTTATGCCAGCAACGCGGGCAAGGTGCTCGCGGTCAACGTCGGCGGGACGGATGTTGAGTGGGTGCCCGCTGGCGGCGTTGGCACGGTCACGAGCATTGATGTCAGCGGCGGCACGACCGGGCTTACAACGAGCGGAGGCCCGATTACAGGGGCCGGGACGATTACCCTAGCCGGAAACCTTGCCGTCTCTAACGGCGGCACTGGGCAGACCTCCGCGCAGTCTGCGATGAATACGTTTGCCGGTGCTGTGACGAGCGGTCAGTATCTGCGCGGCAACGGCACGAATGTGGTGATGGCCGCGATACAGGCGGCAGACGTTCCCACGTTGAACCAAAACACCACCGGCACGGCTGCGAACGTAACCGGCACGGTGGCCGTGGCTAACGGTGGTACGGGTGCGACGACGGCGGGGGCTGCACTGACGAGCCTCGGCGCTGCGGCATCGGCCATCACGATTTCGGCCGGAACTGGCTTGAGCGGCGGCGGCGATCTGACCGCGAATCGGTCGATTGCGCTCGCCAATACGGCAGTCACAGCAGCATCGTATGGGTCGGCCTCGCAAGTGGGCACGTTCACGGTGGACGCGCAGGGTCGACTGACTGCCGCAGCGAATACAAATATCGCAATCGCAAACACGGCGGTTTCGGGCCTCGGCACGATGTCCACGCAGAATGCGAGCGCCGTAGCGATTACGGGCGGCAGCATTGGCGCGGTGACATATCAGCCTGGTGCGAGTGCGACTCCGGCCAGCAACGGCGATATGGTTTTTGAGATTACCGACAACTCAACTCTGACCATCAAGGTCAAGGGCAGCGACGGCACGGTACGTGTGGTTGCACTCACCTTGACAACAAGCGCAGAATCCTTCTTGAGGTTGGAATAATGGCGGTAGATTTACAGCCGACAGAGGCGATGGCAGCAGAGGCCGAGCGCGGACTTGCTTGGCGTGAAGAGTTTGGGCGCGGCGGCACAGCCGTCGGTGTTGCTCGAGCGCGTGACATCAAGAATCGGACGAATCTTTCGACCGAAACAGTCCGAAGGATGGTGAGTTACTTTGCAAGACACGAAATCGATAAAGAGGCCGAAGGCTTCAGCCCCGGCGAAGAGGGCTACCCCTCGGCGGGCCGTATCGCGTGGGCACTCTGGGGTGGAGACCCCGGCCAAGCCTGGGCTAATCGCAAGAGCGAAGAACTGGATCGAGAAGATGAGGGCCGAAATATGGACACGATAGAAAAGCGCCATGTGATCGCTGTCGTCGAGGACGAAGCGACAGTGACGGTCACTTTCGCCAAGTCGGAGTACGACATGGACGAAAGCGAAGAGGCCGACGAGGAGATCGAGGCTTTCGAGGAATCCGCCGAAGAAGCCGCAGAAGTTGTGGCAGAGGCAGAGCGCCCGAAGGATATCTACGGCCATGAGCCGGGCGATCCCGACTACGTTGGGCCGGGCAAGCGCAAGGGGCCAACCGACCGCGTGTTTCGCTCTGCGGTGTTCGAGCGCGTGGTCACAGATGACCGCCGCGCGACTCTCGCGTTTTCGAGCGAGATGCCGGTGGATCGCGGCTGGGGCATGGAAGTGCTCGACCATTCGCCCGGTGCGATCAATACAGAATTTATCGGAAGCGGCCGCGCGCCGCTTTTGGTGGATCACGAGATGTCCGATCAGATCGGAGTCGTGGAGCAGATCAACCTCGGGGCTGACCGCGTGGCGCGTGCAGTCGTGCGCTTTGGGAAAAGCGCAAGGGCCGAGGAAATCTATCAAGACGTGAAAGACGGAATACGGTCGAACGTGTCTGTCGGTTACGTCATCAACGAGATGGTTTCGGATGGTAAGCAAGGTGATCGGGAGATTTACCGCGCGACCCGTTGGATGCCTCTTGAGATCAGCATTGTTTCAATTCCGGCAGATACCAGCGTTGGCGTCGGGCGTTCTTTGGAATCGCCCGCACCGGCTCCGGCTGCTGACCCTGTAATTTTTGTTAAGGAGACGAAAATGGAAGATATCAATATCGCCCGAGAGGGCGCTGCAAAGGCCGAGCGCGAGCGCGTTGCGGCGATTCTTGACCTTGCCAGCCGTCACGGCCAGCGCGAGTTTGGCGAATCCGCCATTCGTGATGGCGCGTCGATTGAGCAGTTCCGTGGTGCCCTGCTCGACAAGGTGGCCTCCAAGCCGCTGAACGTCGATATGGAAGTTGGCCTGTCGGACAAGGAAGTTCGCGCTTTCTCGTTCGTAAAGGCGATTCGCGCTCTGGCGAACCCGCAAGATCGTCGCGCGCAGGACGATGCGCGTTTCGAGTTTGAGGTGTCCGAGGCTGCTGCGAAGAAGGAAGGCCGCACCTCGCGTGGTCTGCTTGTTCCGGTCGATGTGCTGTACAAGCGCGATCTGACGACCTCGACTGCTTCCGGCACGGCGAAGGCGGGTAACACCGTCGCCACCGATCTGCTGGCTGCTTCGTTCATCGACGTGCTGCGTAACAAGATGGTGCTGAACACCCTCGGCGCGCAGTTCCTCACGGGCTTGAACGGTAACGTCGCCATCCCGCGTAAGACCGCCGCCTCTGCCGCCTACTGGGTTGCTGAGAACACTGCTCCGACGGAGAGCACCAACGCCCCGGCGTTTGATCAAGTCACGATGTCGCCGAAGACCTTGGGCGCCTACGTGGACATCAGCCGTCGGCTCATGCTCCAGTCGTCGCTTGACATCGAGAACCTCGTCCGCAATGACTTGGCCTCCTCGATTGCGGTGGCGATGGACGGTGCCGCTGTGGCTGGCTCGGGCAGCAACAAGCCGACCGGCGTGCTGAACACCTCGGGCATTGGCTCGGTGACGCTCGGCACGAACGGCGGTGCGCCGACGTGGGCGATGGTGACGAGCCTTGTGCGTGAAGTCGATATCGACAACGCGCTCAACGGTGCCGCTGCGTTCTTGACGAACGGCCAGGTCAAGGCGAAGTTGGCCTCGACCGGCAAGCAGACCTCGGGCGTGGAAGGCAACTTCATCCTCGGCCCCGATGTCAACAACCTCTACGGCTACCCGATTGTGGTCAGCCAGCAGATGCCTTCCAACCTGTCGAAGGGCACCGGAAGCAATCTGTCGGCAATGATCTTCGGCGTGTGGAGTGAGTTGCTGATCGGCCAGTGGTCGGGCATCGACATCCTCGTTGACCAGTACACGGGCAGCAATGCCGGTACGGTTCGCGTGGTTGCGTTCCACGACTGCGACTTCGCGGTGCGTCACCCCGAGTCGTTCGCCGAGTGCAACGAGATCGTCACGACCTAAGAGTGATTGATCTAGCCGCATACGCAGGGCGTCACCGGGGGCAGCGTTGTGCTGTCCTCGGTGGTGGCCCCGCTTTGGTGGATGACATCAAGGCGGTGCGGCCTTTGCTACTGCGAGAGGGCGTGTTGGTTGGAGTGAACCAACACGCTCTCTTGCTTAATTTGGATTACATCGTTTACCAAGACAAAGAACTGTGGCCGATCTTGAACGGTCACGCTCCGGTGATTTCGCACCACAAAGATGCGTGCGATATTTGGTCTGGCATCTGCCCAGACTTCGGATTCAGCGGCGGCACTGCCGTATGGATTGCTGAGTATCTTGGATTCGAGCAGATTTACATCTGCGGCTGCGACAAC